GAAGGTGAATGCTACACAACGAGGACGTTTGTATTGCCAGCTGAAGCGTGTGGTGCGCCGCACAGGCGAGATAGACTCTGGATCATCGCAAGAAACATGGGCAACGCCAACGACAATGGATCATCTGCCACCAAGATCAGAGGAAGCAACGAAGAAGATGCAGGAGGGTCACAGAAAGGGCAGATCAAGACCGAGCAATCTCAGGGAACAAGTGGACGAAAAAACCATGATGATGTGGCCGACACCAACAACGAAGGGGTACGGACACGGCAGCGAGGGTCAATATCAGAACCTTTACAAGAAAATGATACAGGGAATAATTACACAGAAAGAAATGGAGATTATGACGGCAACAAAGATGGAGAACCACAGGTCTTACAAAAAGATGCAGAAGATGTGGCCTACACCGACAGTAGGATGCGTAGAGGGGGGAGAACAATCGGACAGAGTGGAGAAAACGAAAACAGGGGGATACATTCTGCGAAAGAAGAACAAACCACATATGACATACGGAGCGAAGTTGTCGGATGCGATACTATGGGAAGAAAAACAGAAGATGTGGCCTACACCAAGGGCAAGGGATTGGAAGGACGGCACATCAATTCCACCATCAGTGAAAGAGGGCAGAAGAAGCCACAATCTGGGGACAATAGTTCACGAAGAGATGTTCCCAACACCAACAGCCAACGAGGATGCAGCGGGCAGACCGGGAACAAAGATGCAGAAGATGCTGGGCAATCATCCAGAGGTAAGGAACAAGGGGGAAGGAACACTCAACGCAGATTGGGTGGAATGGTTGATGGGTTATCCAAATGGCTGGACGAGCCTGTAGATATACCAAGGGTAGCCACAGGTCAGAAGAACAGGACTCATAGGCTCAAGGCTCTTGGCAATGCGATAATTCCACAAATTGCACAAAGAATTGGGATAGCAATAAAACATGAACTTTGACTTTCAAAGACACGATATTTTACATCGATATGAAAATTTGTCTTGACATGGCAAAATTCAAAAAGTATTCGTTATAAGAATAACCCTATTAGTAATAAGAATATTCACATTAGAGATATGACTAATCAGCAACTTAGAAATAACCTTCAAAAAGTTATTTCTAAAGTTGCTAAGAATACTAACATTCACTACAAGAATAGTATTATTACTAATAGGATGGAATCAGAAGAAATACGAATTGAACACCTTTCACAGAAGGTTTTGAAGCAAGCTGAAAAGATCTTATCAAGACACGAATACTGGAAGATTATTGATCATGTTCACAAGCTTGAAGGTCAGGAAAAAAAACTTTTTCTCGAACAATTAAGAAGGCAATTTCAACTTGTACGCAAATGATGTTTATGAGCTAGATTATCTTATTCAGGAAGCAGCGGAAACCGAGAGAAGACTTCCCTCTGCTTTTAGGAAACAGAAGCTCGCTTCTTGGCCAGAGTATCAGACCGAATGGTTAAGTTATGGTGATATTGTTTTTTCACCAGGTCTTCCTAAAGCAACAACGCTACAGGTGACAAAATATGAGTATGTGTTAGGGTTATTGATTGATCAATGTGATGAGTCTGATCGAAGGCTGATATGGGCAGTAGCGCATAGTGGTGCTTTTCGAGAGCGTGGACCTAAATGGACAAAGTTGGCAAAGGCTTATCATCAGGATCGAAGGACAGTTAAGAATAATTATAAGGCTGCATTAATACGATTACATTATAAGTGTACGGCTAAAAATCCATGTATTGTCTTTTGAAGACATGAATATTCTTAAAAAGAATAAAATGTTGTTGACTTAATGAACTGAACTATTATTTTTATTACTATAATAGGGAGCTTTGCCTGTTTTTGTTTTGATCTCCCTACTATTCAAACTAGATACTCCATAGTACCCGGTAATTAGTCACCTCTAGTTGCCGGGTTTTTAATTAGACATGAGCGAATATCAGAAATATCACAGCAGTACCAGGATGAAACAGGAACGAGCTTTACGTAATAAGAACAGGCGTGAAGCAATAAGGTCCGGGAGAGTCCATAAAGGTGACGGTAAAGAGATTGATCATAAGGATGGTAATCCAAGGAATAATGGAAAGAAGAATCTATCGATACTTTCCAGAGCAGCGAATAGAAAGAAACAGTAATGGGTGCTAAAGGACAATCACTGGTTACAAAGGATATGATGCTTGAGGTTTGCCAGAGATTAGCGGATGGTGAGAGCTTGACGAATATGTGTAAGATCTCCAGGCACTTGCCGGATAGGCAGACGATCTATCGGTATGTACAGGCTAATGATGAAGCGTATGAAGCGTATTCAAAGGCCAGGGCTATACAAGGTGAACACATTGCAGATCAGATGAGGGACCTGATTAATGAGCCATTACCTGATGATCCTAAGAAGGCTATGGCTGAAGCGACATGGCGTAGGATTAAGCTGGATAATCTGGATAAGCTGAAGAGACAGCTGCAACCGTTGGGTGGTGTAAGGAATAATCCAAATGATAGTAAGGCTACGAGTGGTAGTATTACTTTGACATGGGATGGGAATGGGTAATGTTCTTTATCTTATGTACAGTTTGTTGCCGATCACGCACGACCCAAGCCATTTGATTTTTAAAAATAATGTAAGGATAATGTCAACGTAATGTCAGTATTAAAGTTCATATCCTTATTTTATTAATGATTGGTCGTAGGGTTGTAACCTATGACCATTAATATTTTAGACCACCAAGGACCCCACCCTCCCAAAACAGGGCGCTCCTTCTATATTGTTTATATCCTTTCCTAAGGTCCCATCAACCACACAGAGTCAATCATGCCTAAGAAGAAAAAAAAGAAGTCCATCCTTGGATCTTACTAATGGATGCTATCACACGCCATCATTATACAAACATAGCGAATGGTAATAGTGTACCCAATGATGATGGTTCTTTATCTACGGTAAGGAATATTACCATTGAGCGAGATGGGTTGCATTATGTTTTACCTACGATATGGGATGGCCGTGAAGTTGATACACAAACAGCTATACGCAATTCTACAAAGATAGATGTTGAATGGCCTGTTTTTAATTCTGAAGAAGCAGCCAATGCCTGGTATTCTAATGTAAAGAAGACTTGGGAACCTATTGGTAATGACCCGGTAAAAGCCAGATCGATATTGGACCAGGTTAATCGAAGAAGTTTAATAGGGATGTTTGAGTAATGCAGATTAAAATTCCCTATAATCCTCGTTCATTGCAAAGGGAGTTGCATCAGAAGCTTCATAAGAAGAGATGGGGCGTTGTGGTTTGTCATCGAAGATGGGGCAAGACCGTGATGGCCATTAATCATTTGTTGAGGGATGCGATATTGAATGACAAGCCTAATCCTAGGTTTGCGTATATAGCGCCTACGTATCGACAGGCCAAAGCGGTGGCTTGGGATTATTTAAAGCAGTTTAGTTCGGCCATACCGATGGTTCGATTTAATGAAACGGAATTACGGTGTGATTTACCCAATGGTTCGAGAATACAGCTCCTGGGTTCGGAAAGTCCGGATAGTTTAAGGGGATTGTATCTGGATGGTTGTATTCTGGATGAGTATAGCCAGATTTTACCTTCCATGTTTCCGGAAGTGATACGCCCGGCATTAAGTGACCGTAAGGGTTATGCGATATTTATGGGTACGCCGCAGGGGATGAATAATTTTTATGAGGTTTATGAAGCAGCCCTGACCGATAAGGATTGGGTGACGGCGGTTTATAAGGCAAGTGAAACGGGGATTCTGGATGAGGAAGAGCTGGATAGTGCCAGAAAGTCCATGTCCGAAGATCAGTTTAACCAGGAATATGAATGTTCATGGGTTGCGAATGTTCCCGGTGCTATCTTTGCCAAGGAAATTGAAAAGGCAGCGAATGCCAATCGGATAACGAATGTTCCTTATGATGCGGGGCATAAGGTGGATACATGGTGGGATTTAGGTGTGAATGACTCTACGGCAATCTGGTTTACACAGAATGTAGGCCGTGCGGTTCATGTGATTGATTATTATGAAAATCGTGGTGAGGGATTGAATTTCTATGCCAGAATCTTGCAGGAAAGAGGATACTTGTACGGCACACACAATGCTCCCCATGACATCGAAGTGCGAGAATTGGGTTCTGGTAAGTCCAGAAGGGAAGCGGCCTATGACTTGGGCATTAATTTTCGAGTCGTGCCGAAACTGCCCATTGAGG